GAGTCAGACCTTGCGCGATGCACGAGCTGAGGCTCTGGCTTTTAAAAGCCTCGTCCCAAGTTCCGTGGTACTTTCCCCACTCGCTGTCAAAAAGCTTTAGCTCGTAGAAGTCGTAGAGGGCTAGTAACTCGTTAACCGAGGGCACTCCCGCGGGCTCAGTCGTCTCGACGTGGCATTTCTTATCCCATTTGGAGTAGTCAAATGCTCCGTCAAATGAGAGGATGTCCTGCTTAGCCTTGTACAGACCCACTCTGTACCCGTCGTCCTCGATAAGCAGGACCATCGAGTCTTTTTTATAAGCGACTACCGATCTGTACTGCGCTATGCTCCACTTGCTGTTAGTCTCTGACAGAAGAAGATTGGGTGTTAAGTTACTTATCTGCCAGGGAAATTCAACGTCCCCCCACGACCGATACAGACCTTTCTGCGGATTATAAATACTGTACGTATCAAAAAGCTGCTCGATGCTCATGCCGCAAGTATTAACACTCGCCCTTGAGCAGCTTTTATCCACCACTTCGGCTATCCCACCAGCCTCTTCAACAGCATCTTTCTGGTTCTCTGAGGGTTGCTCAAAGCACCCTCTAAAGTAGAGGTTGGAGAGCGTCATACTTCAACCTCTCGGCGCTAAGATCAGTTATAGGTGAAAGTGTCCATCACGAACGTTAGTTCGAGAGTGGAGACGTTGGCGGAGGTACGATCCGCGGCACCGAAGTTCAGACTTGTCATCTGGGCATCGGGAATGGTGATCGTGCGCTGGCCGACAGGCTGGGGATCCTCTCCGCAGGAGACGGGAGTCACGGTGAGTGTTACGAACTCGCAACCGTAAGACTTCCAGAAGTCGACGATATCGGCGTGCTTCTCTGGATCGAAAGGCACAGAGACGGTAACCTCGGAGAGCGTGCGAGGGCCCTTGAGATTGAAAATACGTCCTCTCACGCCGTCAGCGTACTGTGAAGTACCGGCGGTGTCGCGGATTCCGCTAAAGTTGGTGAAGTAATGCTGGAAGGGGGATGCCTGAATCCAGAACTGGCTGCTTGTGATGGGCTTATAACTTAGCATGGCAGGAGAGCTTATGCGGTATATCTAGTTAGTATTTAAACAATGAGATCTTTCATGTTTTTAACTGTCCAGCCTTTATGCTGCTTAAGCTTACCATTAGCAACATTGTACATGTGACCAGCGCCTAGATTGTGCTCTTTACAAAACTTTTTAAGACTCTTTGCAATATGAATCCTACCTTCAGGGTCCGTAATTTTCCAGATATTTCCGAACTTTTTACAACGAGTTTCACTTATGCCCTCTCTATGAGACGGAGAGTTTTTCATACCCTTCCTATGGCCTACCTTTCCCCACATATGATGTTTTTCTCCTCTGGTTGATTCACTAATCTTTCTTTTTTCTTCCTCCGTGCGGGGTTTACCAAGTTGTGAATGCTTGTTATTGGCGTAGTATTCTTTTAAGCGCTTAATAATCAATTTTTTATACTCTAGATCTGCCATTAAAGCCCGGGTTCTTTCTGAGACCCTGTGTGATATCTCAGTTCTTAAAGCCTCATAAAGTTTAGATGATACTCTGCAATTTTCCTGATCGCCCTGAGGAAAGCACATTCTCCAAGCAGCATAGGCCATTTTAATAGTCCTTTGGTCCTTATTACCGTACCTCTTTAAAAGCGCCTTCCATAGGAGCATATGAGCAACGTAATGCTCTCTGGCCGTCAAACGTACCGTAATGGAGTTTTTACCAAAAATAGACTCGGGGAATATATGATGGTCTTCCAAGTACTGAGCATGAGCTGATTTTACCCACCCTCTTTGTTGGGCTCTTCTCATCAAAGAACAGTAAGTCTTTAGGTAATTCATCACATAAAGTAAGGAGCGAAGTACTTCCAGTAACCGCTAGCTCTGCAGTCTATAACAACGCACTCCTTATGCACCACGGACCTGTTAAGCCTGTATATCGACTTGTACAACTCGATCAGTTTGGACGTGCCGCAACCGTCGATCTCGTCGACTCTCAGCGAGTTCTCTATGGAATGCAGATTGCTATCCAGAGAGCTGAGTGCCATGGACTGCTCGGGGCGAATGTACGGAGCCTTCTTAACCTCCTCTAGGAGCCTACGGCAACCGTGAGCAACTTCGCCTGGAGATGTGTACTCGTCGATGTTGACTCTAGACGCCGAAGCCTCGGAATCACCGCTATCCGAGACGATACGCTGGAACCCTACATCATCGAGTGTTCCATCGAACTTGGACGCGATGATCTTAGCAATCTTATCCTTCTTAGTCTTGTCGGGCTGGTCGCCCATCTCGTCGTACTCCTCGCCGATCTCGGCAAAGTCGAATAGCTTGAGCATGTCGGACTGATCCGCTCCGAAGGCTCCCTGGGCACCGTTGGAGGCATCGGCCATCTGCTCGGGGGTCTTTGCCTCGGCCATAGGAGCAGCGCCGGCCATACCTGGGGCACCCGGAGCACCTCCCATTGCGCTCATATCCACTTTACCCAGAGATGGAATCTCCAGCTTATCCCTCATCCAGTCAAGGTCTTTGACCTCGAAGCCGATAGCCTGCAACTGTGTCAGCATCTGCACGATTTTAACCGGATCCTCGCGCTGCTCTAGATCATCAAAGTTTCTACGAAGTCTAGGAACAGCTGCGCCCGGGTAGTTGAGCTCAACAATCCAGCGAACAAGCGTAGCGTTAATCGTCTCATCGAGTTCCTCAGAGAACGCTTTAGCCTTACGCATACGCACCGAATCAGAAACCTGGTCCCTCGCGTACGATCCAACATTTCCCGTCTCCTGACCTACAGTGTTCTCGCCATTTAGGACAAAGCTGATCTGCTGATCGACGTACTCGATGAGCTTCTCGTAGACGTCCGCTCTGCCCTGGCTCTCCAGCCAGCTGATGTCCATCTCGTCGGGGATGACGATTGCGGTCTCCTGACCCAGGCGCTGCAGGGCCGTAAAGAGCGACTGAACCTCCTCATCAGGAGTGCCTAGGGAGAACTTGCCGATCGCGGTGGGGGTCGTGTGCTTGTCCGCGTACTGAAGCCAGAAGGACATCAGTGTCCGCCTAAACTCCACCAAACTATATAACTGCCTGCCCAGACCCGTTCCGTACGGATCCATAAAATTACTGTAAGCCCAGTGCCGGTGGATGACCATCGAGCGCAGGGGCAGTGGAATCCCCTCTACGGGCGAATCCACCGTCATTAGCCTCGGTGAGATAGTCCCGTCCTCGTTAAGGACGAACTGGAAGCGTCGTGGGTCTCTGATCTTGACTTCCGACGGCACGATGTAATTGCCTTGGCGCATCCAGCAGATCTCGCCGACGGAAATGCCAAGTATGATCGACTCGCACATCCCTCTAACGAAGGTGTCAAACGCGGAGTTGGATGTGACGAGCATCTCCTTGCCGTAGGACTGGCGGGTATTAGTTCCCATCCGCTTCATCACCTGGCGGACGAACTCCGCTACCTCCTCGTCTCTGTCGGACGGAGAGGCCGGATCAACCTCCCACTTACGCTGGATAATCTCCCCAGTAATCTTTTCCCAGGCGGCGATGATATGGCTGTCGTTAAACAGCCGCATGTACTTCTCGATCGCGCGAGGGCCTCCGCCGCCATCTTCGATGAGGATGTCATCACGGCGCGGAAGGATGGTGCCGGAGTTTAGGTACGGAGTTGCGGTGAAAGCGTACGGGTCGGCTTTATAGCCCGCAAGGCTGCCCTGAGCCACTCCCAGGCTAAAGTACCGGTCGAAGTAGCCTGTTTTGATCTGTTTCGCCACTTGACGATCTTCAGCCATGCCCCCTCACTCTATCGAAACATTGTCTTTTGATTCTTTAAACTCGGAAACTCCAGACCGATCCACGTACACGACTTGCGCGTCAAGAATGAGATCATATAGCTCTTGAGCCGAGATCTCTCCGTTGTTGTACTTGTCAATGGCTTCGTCGGCTCCGTCGACGATAACGGGCTGGGAGTTGGTGAGGACGTTTACGCCCCTTTCCACTCCTCCTGTGCTTCCTTGATCTCCTGCTGAATCGCTGCGAGTTGTTTCTGCCATTTTGGTTCGTAGGAACTGAGATAGATATGCCACTTCTTTGGCCACTCATTACTGGAGAATTTATGCTCGAGTTCTGGAGGGCAGACCGTGGTAAATGCTTTGCGAAGAGCACTGACTCCTGCGGAGACAAAATTGTACCGGGTTTTGTGATAGTATCGCTCGAGCAGATCCAGAGACACGTGCGGAAAATTCTTCTCGAATTCGGCGAAGAGGGGCGAGTTTTTCACATCAACTTTGGACTCTTCCTCGGCTTTTTGAGATACGTACTGGTAGGACTCGTCGAGTATATCGGCGATGAGACTGGAGTTGAATGGGTATGATTCGTAATCATTTATCTCCTTCCAGAAGACTTTCAGAGACTCGTACGCTGCTGTAATACTGTGCTTGGAGAACTTGGAGAACCTCTCCTTCAGGTCCTTGCGAAGTGTTTCGATGAGATGGGCATCGGCCGCTTCTGGCCATTTAGCCGCTCTGTGCGCGCATCCATTGGCCCACAGGAAGGCCAGAAGGAGAGTCTTTATACGTCCTTCTTTCAGGTCTTTCAGCGGAACGATATTGTTTTCCTGGAGGTGAGCGTACCACTCCTCGAAGAGCTTTGAGGACCTGTCATTCGCCCCCTCCCAGACCTTGGTCTTTGAGACAAGGCCGATGTGCTTGTCGGTGCAGGCCCCGTAGGATGTTAGTTCGTTGAACTTTCTTTCATCATCGGAGGGACCACCAGGCGTAGTGTCATGGGATCTGGTAGCGCTTCCCCCTCCACCCTTACGTGAGAAGATTCTCAGTTCTTCAAGCTTTATCTCGTGGGCGAAGGTCGCCTCTAGCTTCCAGCGGTCGTGGTCTAGTAGCAGCTGCAGCTGCTCCTCACTTAGTCGCGGAGCTAGTGTCAGAAGTTGATTGAGTTCCAAGCCGGCGCAGACTTACATCTATAGTACTAATTATATCACAGTTTTTTGCTTTTCAGACTTGATTCAAAGTTCTAAGTTTGGAGTCTAACACTCCTACAATGTCCCTATAGGACCAAGTATCAATCACTCTGTTAAAGATCTTAGGATCCATGCGTCTCAGATCTACGCCGTCCCTGAGGATGTAGTCGATTCTCTCCCAGATAGACTGCCCGGCCTCCTCGTAAAGGAAGATTGTCGGGCCATCGGAGCCCTCGCAGGATTCGATCGCCGATAGGGCCTTGAAGAACTCGCTCAGTGTGGCACAGTCGTAGCCACAGAAGATGATAAATGACGCGGACTTCATAGACGCTTCTGTTAGCCCTTGCCGAACCTTCAGCTCCACGCCCTCCTTTTCCGTGAGAACTTGTTCTAGATGCACGGCCATCTTATTTAGGTCGGACGAATTATCTACCGCCCTGCTTTTGATCAGAACCGCTGAGATTTTAGCCTGCATAATCCCTTTTACATTCCGATAACTTTAAACCTAAAGTTTAAGGTTTAAGTAGATACGTCGTGTTCATGAATTCTGAGCTTTTCGAAGAAATTCGTATAAACGCACAAAAGTTCGTTTCCGAGAGTCTTGTTGCCTATGAGCGCGACTTTGGAAAGCTCAACACCGACTTGTCCAAGCAGAAATTCCTAGATTCAGGACTGGAGCTGCTAAGAAGAATTCTGGACCGTGTAGAAAATAACGAGGAGATCTCCATCCTTCCGTTCAAGCAGGTTATCCTCACCGTTCTGTTTGATTTAGACTTTAATGTAGACTCCGTAAAAAATCTCCTCCCGTTCATCAGGGACGAGCTGGCAGAGTTTATTAAAGCAAAACCCAACTACAACGCCAATCTAACAAGAATATTTAACACCTACTTTGCTTTATTCATAGAGAACGTAGATAATTACTCATTCTACTCCTCATCTAGCGCTGTGGACGTTCTACAAGCGCAGCCGGAGTACCAATACTCGGAGTCATTGTACTCTGTAATCCCAGCGGAAATCGACCAAAGCAATGGCCAGATCTACACAGTATTCCCCAAAGAGCGGTACTGGGAGAGCTTCTCCTCAAGCAGTAGCGCCGGGTCATATTCTCCGCTGGGGTTTAACAGGTTTACTTCGAGCATCGGACTACCTCAGTACGAGATAGACGTATCCTACGACGCCCTTATAGTCTACGAAGGAGAACTGTATAAACTCCGTTCCAATGTATCCAGTCCAACCACTGACTACTTTGAGCCGGATGAGTGGATTAAGTACGTATCGAAAAAGTTTGACCAGAGTAAATCTTTCAAAAACGTACTCCTTTCAAACATACGATCCGCATTTGGCAAATTTACCGAGGTAGGATTTGACGTTAATGAGATCACTTCGGACTCCGAAGTAGCGGAGTACTCTGAAGCGGTGACCGTGGACGAGACACTCCTATCCTCGACGTTCGGGGGAGTGGGTAAGCAGGTCTTAGACTCCATAAAAGACGTAAAAGGACTATCCGACTCCTTCGGAGCTTATGAGGGCTCTCCTGTAGGAGGAATAGAGTTTATTACGCAGTACTCCGAGTACTTACTAGCCGCAAGTTTTGGAAGAAACGCTGTTGTTATCTTTGACGTTACTGACGGAGACTCAGTATTTGGAAAATTTAACATTCTCTACAAATCCTCTACAACCGCAAATAAAATACCCGGACTTAAGTTCCTGGATGGATTCGGTTCGTTGAGGTCTTTTGTCCATTCTCAAAAGGTCCCGAAAGGCACTCCGGTAAGCTCCGGAAGAGTTGTTTATAACCCAGTATACTCGCAGTTTGAAGCGGGACTTCAGGACCGTTTTACCTCACTGAAAAAATCGGTATCTTACACCGAACCGGCCAAGGCGGACTTACTACTGTTTGCTCTTGAAAACGCCTACAAAAAATCCCTGACTGTAGGGGACGTCCTGAAGGCAACTCTTAACACCCTAGATGATAAAGGCCAAGTTCCAGGATTTGAAGGTCTTGGATCCATAAAAATTCAACTAGACGAGTTTCAGAGAGTGTTCCCGCCTACGTCTTACTTTACTGGGTTGTCGTACGAATCCAAAGTATCTGCTGGCTTAACGGGTTCGCTCAGGTACCTGTTCAATAGCTACTCCAGATTTTTAACTACGGTTATTGACCCCGTTCTACCAGGAAAATCACTGGAGTTTTTTGGGCCCTGGATCGAGAAAATAGCCGGCAAACTGGAGGAGTTAGGGGACGTTTTAAAGAGCATCGGTATATCTACATCGGAGTTTATTCCTAACCTATCATTCAAAGCGTTCGAGGCTAATGACGTAAAGTTAATTGATTTTCTCCGTTCTTTGGGATTTAGGGAATCTGAGGTAGACAAGTTACTTAAAGTTAAATCGTTCTCCCAACTGGTGAGTAATTTTGCTCCACTGACCGATTCTTCAGACCTCAAGTCCTTCTTTAAGGCCTACGAGCTCACTCAACTTATATACGAATTTGGAGGACAGGAGGCCATAAACTCCTATCTATCGTTCCTGTACTCGAGTAGCCCAGTCGATTCTCTACTGAACATCCTGAGCATCTCGCAAAAAGACAAGTCAAAGCTTACTTACGTTAACATTGACAGATACCCCAAGCTGATCGGCCTGTTAATAGGTCTAACGTACGCTGTCGATCCGTCTCAACTAATAAAATTCGAGAAGATTCTTGGGAAGAATAACCTTAACTTGCTGGAGTCTATCTCCTATCTCTATCAGAATGGAGAGAGCACAATAATTAAAAGTCGTCAGGACATCGAATTACTGAGCCCTCTAGTAGATCAGATCATAACTGGAACCTACAGCAAAGATCCCTTCGCGGCTCCGTCATTGGATTACGAGCAGGCCAATAGCACAGTTCCCATCGCTTTAAAGCAGTGGACTAGAACTATTGACGGGAATCTGGGAACTGTTGGCGGATCGGTAGCGATTGAGGGGTTATACGATAGGGCCAAGGGCCTTACTCCAAGAGAACTACTGTCGATTCTGGGAGGACCTAATTCAGCAACTGGGCTGGGTCATGTTCTAGACGGGTTCTCCGGTGGAACTTTTACTTCCTTTTTAAAGTACGCCAGTTTAGCTGGACTGAGCATAAAACTTGGAAATTACAAGAACTCCTATCAAACAAATAATTTTAACGTTGATAAATCCTACGAATTCTATACGCTTCCCGTGATCATAGATGAGCTGGATTCCTTAATCAATTCTATCTCCATAATTAAGACTATATTTGGCTCGGAGCTCGATTACAACTTTCAGATGAATTCCGGATTCGCGGACAGTCTAGAGCCCTTAGTACTCTCCCAGAATAAAACGTACGAGGCCATTCCGCAGATAGTGTCAGCCGGAGTGCTGGGAAGTAGTCTCACGGCCCTCAAACTAACGTCTGGATCGGCAAAGATCGCTGAGTCTCCTGGAATAGGTAATTCTCGCGTACCTAACCGCGTGCCAGTCAGAAACTCTGTAACTCCAGAACAGGCGAGACAACTGTACTCTTACTCGTTAGGGGTGACTCAGTTAGGGTTAGTTGACGAGATTCCAATCGCCCTTATCAACAAGTACGTAAAGTTTTCGGATGGTAACCTACTCGCTAATCAGGTGGTTCTTACGGACGAGACAAAAGAACCAGAGCGTTTAAGATCCGTTGGTAAAGGGTTCTCTGCGGCTACTAAGTACGAGGTGGACGGTACTCTTAAAAGAGTGCCTTCTAAACCCTACTATGTTGCCGAGATATACTCAAGACTGGAGGGAAGTCCGGAGATCAAGCCCCAAGGATCGGGGACCAACTACGTATCTGATACGACAGCCTCCAATGCCGCGCCTTTTGATCCCGTCGAATCTTGCAAGAAGTTCGGAGGAGTGAACTGCGATGTTCTGTACTCCAACTCCCAGGAAAAATGCGTTAAGGGATTCAATAAGTCACTTTTCCCCGAAACCTACTCCGAGATTCCTGGAGCTTCGGAGTCGTCCGTGGCGATCGATAGGCCTTTGGGCACTTTTGCTCAGTTTGTTCCGATCCAGAGCTTCGTGCCCAGCTCCTCGTTTAGTGAGCCGGCGTCGTTCATGAGCCTATTACCATTCAATACGTCTGTTGGCAAGAAAGGCGAGCCTCTACTTGATACTATTCAATCCGATCCGTTGGTGTACGAGTCCGGAGGGCCAGAGCTCAGCGAGTACGGAAATACCGAGTTTGGAATCGTGGAGTTTATTAGAGCAAAACTGGAAAGAAACAGCGAGTTCAACTGCGCTGGATTTGATTCTCCATTCTACTACCAGATATGCATGAACCTGATGAAATGTAAAAGATTCTCTCCGCCTTACAACAACCAGTATTACCTAGATTTTTGCCCGCAGACTCTGTCAGGAGGCAGACAAAAATGAGCTTAAAAATGCAGACTTTTTTCAAAACGGTGAAAGAAGCGAAAGCTCTCTCCTTCGGTCCTAAAGCTCCGCAGAATTTTAACTACGTTGATTTCGACGCTCAAAAAAGCGGATACGAGGACAACCTCGCTGCGCTTCTCAAGCAAATGAACGACTCTTACGTTATAGACTTAAAAAGAAGCGAAAAAGCTCCGGAAGAAATACTAGAGCTTAAACTAACAAACCAGGACATACTAACTTGGGAGGATCATTGGATAGACCCAGAGTCCAGAACAATGATAGACCCCTTGATCAAAAAGGTGAATTTACAAAAAAACAAGCTAGTTCACGCTAACTTTAACGTTCCAAGATCAAAACTAGAGCATTTGAATCTTGAAGGCAACGTTAATATGCGGGCCGTGTTTGTCAATAGTGCTCCTAAGTTAGAAGTACTGAATGTTTCCAACTGCCCTAGTTTAGGTGTGATTAATTTAGGAAATAACAGGTCGATGAAGGCGCTATTAGCAAGAAATTGCTTGCTTACGTCCCTCGCGCAGGAGAACCTGCTTAGGGACTTTCGTCCTGTAATCACGTCCTCCTCAAACGTGAAATTTAATATGTTCAGAAAAACTCACGAGACTCTACTCGATATGAGGGGGACGGAGATAGACTGGTCGAATAGAAGAGTGGCGTCTAAGATCAGGTTGCTTCTATGCAATAACTGGCTCGTGCTCTGGGATAATGTTCCTCCGGCGACTATAGTTCCTCCGCATATGTACGCGTTTTTTACTACTAGCCTTGAGGATTCTCTGATTAAAGACTACTATAGCAGCTAACTGGCGGAAGAGTAATGGCGGATCTACGCAGTCGATTTATAGAAGACTACGCTGGTGGTCTACTTAATATAGCAAGGCAGGAACTCTCTACGACTGGAGAAGTTCTAGCGCAGGACGGACTTACTTCCGGAGGCACTCTCTTTGTCGAGGATGGCAGCGGTACTAAGAGCGGACTGAAGCTTGGAGTTAGTCTTGCGGAAGCTATCGATCCAACCACGGAGCTAGGAATAGTTAATGTAAGATTTGCTGATAGAACTTACGCTAAGATCCGCGATCTCAAAATCTTCTCAACGGCTATTGCTTCGGCCCAAGCGGCCCTCTCCGAAGCTGTATCGGTATCCATCTCTAACGTAGAGACAACTCTCCAGCTTTTAGAAGATGATATAACGTCCGTTTCGCAGAATTTTCAGCAAAATCTCTCTATCAGCCAGGAACAGCTTCAGACCGTGTCTCTGACCCAGCGGGCCCTGGAGGAGAAAGTAAACACTAACGATATTGCTGTACAAAACCTCGCCTCAAGAGTCGAGGCGCTAGAGACTCCTACAACCACTACACCGGAGGTTTCTCCGCTTAGTACTCTACTAAACGCCTTCTACTACAGAGGAACTATTACCGTAAGCAATAATGGAGTGGTGACCGGTGTAAGCACTTTACTAGATTCCGAGCTCGATGTCGGCGATTCGTTTATCGCGGTCTCCTCTACCGGAGAGGAGGTAGAATTTAGCGTTACGGGATTCGACACAGTAAGCCCAGCAACCATAATGACCGTAACTCCGACAAACAAAACCGTCACCGCGGGAACAAGATTTAAGCGTAATCAGAACCAGACCCTGAACCTCAAAGTTAACGAGATAATCTCCGCGCTTAAAAGCCTAAACATCATCGTATAGTTCGTTAATAATCTCGTTTATCAGATCAATGTCCACTCGTATAGAGTATAAAGGCCCAACTTTCTTAAATATAAAGAAAATTATTCCCACGGACTTCTCTTCCTCAGTGGGGAATAGCGAATCAAAAATAGTATCGCACCTGTTCTCACCTCCTACCATGCCGTAGATTGTTTCTGGATCAAAGATCCAGGTGCAGTCCGTTCTATCCGCCGTGGCGATATACAGAGCGAAAGGAGTTCTGTTAATCAGAATACGTTCTAGACACTCCAGAGTTTCCTGGAGATTCTCCGTGTTTCTTAGAGAGTCTCTAAGTGACTTTTTCTCCTGTTCCGAGTTAAGACTCATTGCACTTGCTCAGTCTCTACACCAAGTTGCTCAAGAACATCAAGCCCCTCGGTGATCCTGTACTTATGTTTGAAATAGACTTTTTTGACTCCGCTCTGCGCCAGGAGCTTGGAGCAGTCGGGGCACGGTGAGTGGGTGCAGAAAAGCTCAGCGCCCTCAATAGATTCCGTTGATTTAGCCATTTTTACCAGGGCGTTCTGCTCGGCGTGAAGAACAAACGGAGATGTAGTACCGTCCTCCAGCTCGCACTTGTTAGTCTTAAATCCGCTGGGAGTTCCGTTCCAGCCATGGGCTAGTATAGAGCCATTTTTGACTACTATCGCTCCTACCTTAAGTCTCTCACACTCAGAGACCTGGGCAAAGCGCTCGGCGATATCCATGTACGCTTTTACTAGTCCAAGTTTCATAGCTACAGTGCATCTGAGTATATTCTATCATACTTTGAAAGACCTGTTGCCGCCAAGTCCCAACTTATTCACAATGTGCTTATTGAACTTTTTCAGCAGTCTTTTGTCTTCTTCGCCGAGAAAAATCTTGCCCGTACGCACCACAGGTTGAGGAGTTTCTTCTTTCGTAACCGCCAGTTCTTCAGTTTCGGGTTTTGAAGGTTCTGAGGGTTGCTGATTTTTGCGCCTTTGGGTTGTCATCAGTTTCTAATTCTACGACATGAACTGCATGACTGGTAGGGACTACGAGCCGGAACGTTGGGCATTTGTTCCCACTCGGAGGGAGTGAGTCCAGTAGCCAGCTCCGATTGCTTGCGAGGAGCGGGGGATTTCTCCGCCCACTTCCTCCAACTAGAGAGTTCCGATTGACTAGCGTGGTCCGGTAAGTTATTCATGAGTTCGACTTCGCTCTACTTTAAACTAAGATGAGGCTCCTCCGACCTCGCCCAGCGGGTCGTAATTTTTGCCAGGAATATCCGCATCCTTAACAACTTCTAAAAGGTTATCCGCTTCTGGTAGCTCGGTAAGATCCGCCGGGTTAACTTGGGTCCACTGCTGCCATCCCCACATATCCTCTGATCCCAGCGGGTGCGGGATTTGAGCTTTAGAATCGGCTAAATTCGCCCGGGAATTTCTCCGCGGACCCGGATTGACTCTATTGGAATTTCTTAAGTACTCCGACTGCGAGAGTTGCTGGCGGACCAGAGAATTTGTCTGAGTGTCCGTGCTTCTATAGTCCGAGTTGGTCTTGAGCTCCTGCCAGCTTTCGTAAGGATTCTCATTTACTGCCACAGGGCACCTCAGCCTCTAGATAAATTTAAACAAAGGGGTTTAAAGAATTGGACACATCATAAACACCATGGCGATAAGCAAAATGTCCCGTGAGGCTTTGCCAGTGCCCTCACGAGTCGAGGACGAGGATGACTATTTTGACTTTGGCGAGCAAGAAGTCATTTCCGTAGAGATCTCACCTGGCAAGTTTCTCACCCTCAAAGAGCCTTCCGCCAACGACCTTATCGAGATTTCGAAAGTGTCGGATAATAAGAACATCACGGAGGTAGAGGCCACTCTCCAGACGATCTGCATCCTCCACGCTCCGGACGCCGGAAAGAGACGTCTTTCTCTAAAGGACGCCAAGAGACTCACAGCGCGCCAGCTGAGAAAGCTTGGTGTGGCTATTAATGATTTGCTCGGTCTGGACCCTGATCCATTGGACATAGCTGACTAGCAATGTCCTTATCCGTTAGGATAAACCATGATTACACCATAAGTGTAATTGACTCCAAAAACCGTGAGCTTTCTTTCCGCGATTTAAGAGGATCCGACTTAGAGTTTATCGACTCTGTGTTAAAAAACGAGGAGGATGAGAGTAAAGCCAGGGAGTTAGAACTAGATCATATAGTCAGCATTCTGTCCGCTCTTTGCGTAAAGAACGTAAATTTTAAATCTCTGCCTAGAAGGATCATACTAGAGATCTTTGATAAGGTGAGAGAGCATATACTATGCAATTACATTCCTAAGTACGACTGGCTTAGGCAGTGTTACAGCATACAGAACGGATCTTTTGCTGAAGTATCCACTATGGAAGAGGTGCCTATGAGTAAGTTCATAGCTATGATACAGATACATAACGCAGCTGTAGAAACCGTGGACAATCCAACCTGATGACAGATTCTCAAAGACTAAAACTCATACTCATACTTTGCTCGATATGCCTGAAAAAGGACGTATTCGAGCTAAAGTCATTTATCAGTGTTAACTCGAGATACGTAGATACCAATGATTTTAACAAAATACTCAGGAAGTCCATGAAGATTCTCGAGTTTAAGAGATGCGGAACTATATCCTGCCCTGACTGGCTCATGAATGAGCTCTTCCAACTCTACAAAGTGGACTCCGTAGACTAAACAATTATAAATTGGCCGCTTGTTTAAGGATAGTAGTGAAAGATTTAGTGTCTTCAAATCCCTATGGCCAATCCAATCAGAATCAATGCTGCGACATTGAATCGGCCCGGCGTCTTCGTAACCCAAGCTTCTACAGGTGGTCTGCCTCAACCTCTGGCCACACATGCTGTTGGGTATATTTTTGGTACGACTCCTACCGAAGATTATTACGGAGAGGACGCTCTCAACGCCTACTCTCTCCTCGAGCCCTATAAGCCGACTCAGATCGGTTCAGTGGCCGACTTTGTGGAGAAGGTAGGTGGAAGCGTTCCCGTCGGAAACAAAGGAGCCCTGGCGTCCTTTGACGCTGTAAATGCTTTTTTCGATAACGTTGGTGTAAACGGTATTCTTTACTTCACCCGCGTATCCCCTACTCCCGAGACCGTGATCGATCTGGGAGCTTCTACTGCCGGCGCCGGTTATAACGCCTTCGCTATCAAAGTCAATGGTCGTTACTTCGGAACTTCAATCGGGGTGAACGACGCCGACGGCGATAACATCCGTGTGATCACGACCACTGCCCTCGATCGAGTAGATAATGCTCGCGATCTCTACACGTTCCTAGCCGGAAATGGTGACGGGTTCTCCGACTACTACAAGATCGAGCAGGACGCTGACGAAGCCACGGCTGGTAAATTCAGAATCTTCTCAAAAGACACAAGAAGCCTCCCTCAAGTCGACCGGTTTGTTGCTTATCAGTTCAGCGACACCACCTACGCTTCTCCAGTAAACCTTAACAGCCAGACAATTGTTAAGCTTTACACATCTGTGAAGGAGATGAACTTCCGCTGCGTGTCCAGAGACATCGCGACTGGAGAGCCGATCCTCCACGTGTCCGGAAGCTCTATCAGTGCTTTCCTGCTTGAGAGCTCTACAGCTTATTCAGCTCCTCTTGCGAATTTTAACGCCACAGCCGATACCATCACTCTTAGTTCCTCGGTCGGTCTTGTTAACACGGACCGGGTCATCCTCGAAGGTACTTCCATCGGAACTCTGGGTAACCTGAGCTTCAACACTGTGTATTTTGTGGTTGGTAAAGTTGGCGATGCAATTCAACTCGCCACCACATCTGGCGGTACTTTTATTAACTTCACGGGTGCTCCTGGCGCTGACGTAACAGTTCGCAAGATTGCCTACAACCCAGCAACTCAGCAGTCGGACATCATCAAGGCTTTCCTTGTTGACCAGAACATTTACGCTTCTGCTTCTGCCGTCCCCGACGACAAGATCGCTGCTGTTTCCAAGGACCTGACTTCCGGCGCTGCTGCTCCTCTTAAGTGGGCTGACGCTGATGCCTCCTACTGGAGATATGATCTTGGCACCACTACTTTCGCCGAGATTCAAAGTGGCGGAAGCGATGCGGTTCCAAGCGGAACCATCTCTACGACCGGTGGAGTGACAACCCGCACCGGCTTCCTTCCCGACTCCGTTCAAGTCTTCTACATCAACGTTGCTGGCGAAGATCGCGCAATCATCGTCAACGGAGCTACTCCTGACCAACTGACTACAGGTCTTGTAACCCAAATCAACAGCATTCTCGTAGAGAAGGAGCTTGATGGCTATTACACCGTCGAGGCCGTCTCATCTGGCACTAACGTTACAGGAACAACTCATGTTCCCAACAACGGACACAAAGTTGCTCTCCTGACATCGGATGCCGGTACTCCTTACATTCGCCCTGAACTTGCAGATATCACCCTAACCGGCACGGTGGCAATTTCTGGCGGAACCGTTACAGGAACGGGAACAGTATTCCTCACCGAAGTGGCTCCCGGAGACACTATTGCTGTGAATGGCGTTAGATTCAGTGTGGTCGCTGTCTCTAGCAACGTTCTAGCCACGGTAACTCCTAACAACGTAACAGTTGCGGCTGGAGCTACTGCCTCGCTTGATAAGTCGGTCCCCAACGGATTCTACTCTCACGACTACGTTCTGAGGCTGAAGATCACCTCCAACAATGGTGTTTCCTCACCCGTGAATCCTGGCAAAAATAGATTCGGAACCGCTGATGGAAACGTGGTCAAACTGGTATCTACAAGTCAGAACGCAGGTTACGACTCCTACAAACTGACCGCCACTGCCAAGGCTAATGACTTCGTCTACGCCATCGAGCAGGGTATGGACGCTGGAGCTCTGGCCCCTGGATTCCTTCTAGCTCCTGAGGCATATACCGTTCTCTCCTACGAGGTTGGAGCTGGTGACTTTGCAAGCAAAGCCGAAGCTCGCCAAGAGCGCCTCAAAATCACTCAGACTCTGGTTAAAGCTGCTGAAGGTAAACTAGGACCCACTGAGGGTATTGTAGGAACTCAGCATATCGCTCTGATCGACTTCGGTTTTGACGAGACTTCTCTGACTCAGGTCCAGGACGAACTTGACGGTATTAAATCCACCGTCGGAGTTCCTTACGGTCACGCAGCCTGCTACGCTCCATACATCAAGAATCTAAACGACCGCCACATTGCCCCTTCGAGCTACGTAGCTGGTATCGCCTGTTCTAGATACGTCAACGAAGGCTTCCAACAGCCTCCTGCCGGATCACGTTACCCACTCCGTGGAGCACTCGGACTCAAATTTGAGATCTCTGCCCAGCAGCAGGAAGTGACTTACGCGCTTGGTCTCAACCCAATCCGCTCACTCCCTAACAGAGGAATCGTGGCCTGGGGTGCTAGAACACTCTCCCCCAACCCACTCTTCAAGTTCGTGAACACACGGGCCATCCTTAATGTCCTTATCGACGTTATGGGTCGTAGCTTTGATGACATTCTATTCGAGCAGATCGATTCCGCAGGAACGGTTTACGCTAGAGTGAAGTCCATCGCTTCCCAGGTTCTCGGTCAGTTCTTCCGCCAGGGAGCTCTATTTGGCTCTAGACCCGAACAGGCCTACTTGGTTGTTTGCTCTTCGGCTAACAATAACGCAACGGACCTGGAAAACGGTTCCGTAAGACTTGACGTTTACGTGGCTACCAGCCCAACTCTCGAGCGCCTGCTTGTGACAATCGTCAGAACACCAGCGGGACAAGTTGCCCAGCTGAGTGACTCTTTTTCCAGAAATGAGGAAAGATTTAGTGCCCTTCTAAATGCGACAAACGTATTCTGATAAATGAAAGACCACGTGCTCAACTCTAAAGATGCTCTTTCATCTCAGCAGCCTAAAAAGGTTGTCTTTATTGAGATGTTCAGAGCCGGCCCGCAGATCTCTTCTACGGGTCAGAAGTTGGTATTCACGGAGACTGATCTGGATCAAGTGGCGGGGTCTTACGACCCTGCCCGCCACGAGGCCCCCTTGATTATCGGCCACGACCAGCAGGATGATACTCCGGCTCTAGGTTGGGTGCGTGGAGTCTGGAGGAAAGGCAAAGAACTTTGGGGTAAAGTAGAACTTACCCCTAAAGCCGAACAACTCA